TTACAACAAGGATATGCATGGGTTGGTAATGCAAGTGGTATATCTACATTGGTTGCAACTAGCTCATTTGGTGGTGGAACAACATATATCAACCCAACATTAAATCCTTATTCAGGTAGTTTAATATTAGTTGCAAATACATTTACGAGCTCGTCATTTGCACATATATCAGCATCAGCAAACGGACAAGTCAATTTAGTATTTAAGAATAATAATAATACTCAAGATACAATACTTTCAGGTAGTGGAAATATATTTGTAAATCCAGCAACGGTCACACCTCTGACCACTCCCATAACATTTAAGAGATACATAGGAGGTAGTGGCAACATAATATTAAATGGAAGTAATGTCCCACAAATAAGTGGCAGTATGGCATTTAGTCCTACTATGAACAATAACTACTTTGGTGGTAATTCTACAGTTTTGAATATGAGAGGGCCAGTAAGTAGCTCTGCGTGGACTATATCAAGTAATATTAGTCTAGGAAGTATAAACATAGGGTCTAATGCAATACAAACTGCAGAGAAAATAGTTAGTGGATTAACAATGACAGGTAATAGTATTGCAGGGACATTGACTATTATTGCAAATCAAAGTGCATTAACTGGGTCTGCTACAAGTTTCACTAATAATATAATTACAGGTCAAACAATATTAAATTTAAGTTCATCTGCAGCTGCATTACAAAATAATATTATCAACGATAGTGGATTTGTTTTCACCAATCAATTTTATACTGGTAGTTTAGGAGTAGGTAGTGTTGCAATGAATAGAAATAACATTGGAGGACAGGGCAACTCAATTACAATTAGTGGGTCATTACCTTTAGGAACTACAACCACAAACTCAATATCTGATAACTTTATATTTGGTGGTAGCAATACCATTTATATAGATGTCCAAAATGCAAGAGTAAGTGGGACAACTGCATATATAAATGTAGTTAGGACTGGATTGATGGGAAATCAGTTAATCGTTAGCGGAAGTAGTTTATTAGCAGATGGAAGCTCATATGGGTCTGTATTCGTAGGTAGATATAACGCAGATGACAATAGGAGAAATAAAACCTCTGATACAGTATTTGCAGTAGGAACAGGTAATACAACAACAAGAAAAACAGGTTTCTTAATAGATAGTGGGTCTAACTCATACTTTGAAGGAACATTAAATGTAAGTGGTAGCACTTCATTTACTGGTAGTGTTGCAATGAGCTCCTTTACAACATTAGCAAGTGTAAGCTCCTCTCTAAACTTTGCAGATGACACTGCGGCAGCAGCAGGTGGAGTGCCATTAGGTGGATTATATAGAAACGGTAATTTCGTAATGATAAGATTAACATAATAAAAATATATGAGTTTAATATTAAATGCATCAATTCAGGGTAATCAACAATTCACAGGTAGTGTGGATGTTACCGGGTCACTAAGTATAAACGGAGTGCAATTACCTAGTGGTGGTAGTCAAGGAACACAAGGTGTGCAGGGTTTGCAAGGTATAACTGGAACTGGAACACAAGGAATACAAGGAATACAAGGTATTCAGGGTGTGCAAGGTATAACCGGTGCTGATAACTCTACACAAGGAACACAAGGTATTCAAGGTATTACTGGAGCACAAGCACAAGCTGGATGGCAAGGTGTGCAAGGTATAACTGGAACAGTAGGTCAAGCAACACAAGGCTATCAAGGTGTGCAAGGTATAACTGGAAACACAGGAACTGGAACTCAGGGAATACAAGGTATAGAAGGAGCACAAGGAAATCAAGGTGTGCAAGGTATTACGGGTGCACAAGCTCAAGCAGGTTGGCAAGGATATCAGGGAATTACAGGTGGAGCAGGACAATCTATTCAAGGTGTGCAGGGTATCCAAGGAATTACCGGAACTGGAACTCAAGGTATTCAAGGAATTACCGGAACTGGAACTCAGGGAATACAAGGAACGCAAGGTATTATAGGCCCGCAAGGTATTCAAGGTGCACAAGGACCAGGTGGTGCTCAGGGTATTCAAGGTATCACCGGTGGAACTGGCGGTCCTGGTTCACAGGGTATTCAAGGTATTCAAGGAATTACGGGAACAACGGGTGGTCCTGGTTCACAGGGTATTCAAGGTATAACTGGAACCACAGGAACTGGAACTCAAGGTATTCAGGGTATTCAAGGTGTGCAAGGTATAACAGGTGCACAAGGTGGAACAGCAGCACAAGGTTATCAAGGAATAACGGGAGCAGCAGCACAATTAGTAATCAATAGTAATAATGATAACAATGTATTAACTGCAACTGGAACCTCTACATTACAAGGTGAGAATAATTTGACATTTAATGGTAGCACATTAGCAGTAGCAGGAGCAATTACTGCAACTGGAAACATTACTGCATACTATTCCTCTGACAAAAGACAAAAGAATAATATTCATTTAATCATAGATGCATTAGAGAAAGTTAAAAAACTTAATGGTGTTAAATGGGATTGGAATGAGGATAATACAGATGAGGTGACAAAAACATTACCTGCAACAGGACTTATCGCACAAGAAGTTGATGAGGTATTGCCTGAAGTTGTAATTGTAAGAAATGATGGATATTTAGCAATTGACTATTCTAAAATGATAGGATTGATTGTTGAAGCTATTAAAGAATTGGACGCTAAAATAAAATAGAATGGCATTACCTGCAAGTGGACAAATCAGTATGGATGATATTAGGGTTGAGTTAGGCGTGCCTACACAATCACCTTTTGGAATAAATGAAGCCAGACTTGGAACATATGTGAGTATAAATCAATTCTCACCCTCTAAACCACCCTCAAGCGGACAAGTTAGTTTAGCAGATTGGTATTCATATTGTCAAAATTGTGGATATAATAGTGGAACATTTTATTACGATGCAAGTAGTGCAGCAACTGCATGTGCAGGAAGTCCAAATACAACTTTATATTGGAGTGGCAGTTTAGCATTAGGAACTATATTATATACTAACTCAACAGGAACTGCGGAAGCATCACAAGGATATTGGAGTAATGGAACGAATGCTTATTTCCAAAATTGTCCTGACGGATGTTATGATGGTATTACCTCAATTACTGCATGTGTTAGTTTAGCTGAGTTTTATATTAGTAATTCCTCATTAGATGTCATAATAGATGATGTGCAGGTAAATGGAGTTTCTCTTACAGGTGTGACAGGTGTAGGTTTCCCATTATCAACAGGTGATAGTATCAATGGTTATTCAAATCAAATAGGAACATACGATGTAGATATTTTCTATTCACTTGGAGTTGCAGGACAACATATTGAAGGAACAGATTGTGCTAGTAATTTCTTTTGTAATGAAACAGTTGGAACTGGTGGAGGTAAGGTGACACAATTTGGTGGAGCAGCAGTAAATACCTCAGCTACATTCTCAATCTACGCATACGATGGTAGTTGTTAGGATTTAACACTTTTTGATTTAGAGGTGTTAGATATATATGATGGCAAATCTTACAAAACTCGTTATAGACAATGGTGGTGATATATTCCCACTTATAATCCCAACAGAACAAACAGGCGGAACTGGCCTTATGAACCCCTCTATCTTTATTGATGGAGAGGATATTTTATGCAATGTCCGTCATGTAAATTACACACTCATACATTGTGAAGGCACACAAGTCTTTGCAAACAGATATGGGCCTTTATCATATCTAAATCCAGAAAACGATTTACACCTTAAAACAAACAACTTTATGTGTGAATTGAATACTGACCTCGCAATTAAAAGATATGAGAAAATAGACACCTCTAAATGTGATATAACCCCAATGTGGGAGTTTCACGGACTAGAGGATGCACGAATTACAAAGTGGAATGATAAACTTTGGATTAGTGGTGTGCGTAGAGATACAACACACAACGGACAAGGTAGAATGGAATTATCTGAAATAGAAAACAATAAAGAAATTAACAGGTATAGAATAGAAGCACCATTAAACACAGGCAGTTATTGTGAAAAGAATTGGATGGTAGTTAATGATTTACCATTTCATTATGTAAAGTGGGCTAATCCAACAGAGGTAGTTAAAGCAGATATAAATACTTTACAATCAGAACAAGTTGTATTGAAAGAAGGCATAGGTGCTTTCCAAAATATGAGAGGTGGTAGTCAAGTTATTCGTATAGGAGATACAAGAATGTGCATTATACATGAAACGGACTTATGGAAAAATAAGTTAGGACAAAGAGATGCAAAATACACACATAAGTTTATTATATGGGATTTAGATTGGAACATACTACAAATATCAGATAGGTTTAGTTTTATGGATGGTGAGATAGAGTTTTGTTGTGGACTAGCTGAATTAAATAATGAATTACTTATTACATTTGGATATCAGGACAATGCAGCATTTGTTTTAAGAATGAATAAAGATACATTAAATAAATTGACATGGACAAAATACCAGTAATAGGAGTTGCAATAGTAAATGGAATACATTGGTTGAATAGGTTGATATGGAGTATAGATTATCCTGTAAGTAATTTAGTTATATGGAATAATAATGGTAAAGGTGAATTAGATGCACAATTAGATTTAATAAAGCAAATCAAACACCCTTTAATAGATAAAATACATATCTGCAACTTACCACAAAACATAGGACTATCTGCTGCATGGAATATGACAATTAAATCATTTGCAATGGAGCCGTATTGGGTATTAGTAAATCACGATATAGCATTCACAGAAGGGTTTTTACAAGAAATGAATGAACATGCAAAAGATAATGAGGTAGGAATGGTGCATGGTAAGATTGGAGATTTTGATTTACCCTCATATGATTTGTTTTTAATTAAAGATTGGGTTATAAATCAGTTTGGTTTATTTGATGAGAACTTATATCCTGCTTATTGTGAGGATGCAGATTACATTATGAGGATGATGCATAGACCAATTAAAGTTATTAAAAGTATTTCTAAACCATATTATCATGGAGAAACTACTGACTATTATAAAACAGGCTCACAAACTCGTAAAGCAAACCCTGAATTAGAGGAAAAGTTAATTAAAGTTAATATAAAGAACTTTGAATATCTAAATAAAAAATGGGGAGAAGGTTGGAGAACATGCAATCCGTATCTATATCCATTTGACACATTACATATTCCAATTACATATACAAGTTGGGATATACATTACATTAGACAAAAACACCTAGGATTTTAATATGAAAGATTTATTATATCAGTATTTACGCAACCCAAAGAATAGTAGCATTTGCTTTAAGTTAGGATGGGAATATGAAAAGATAGGACAGACAGCATCAGCAGTTGGTTTTTATTTAAGAAGCACAGAGTTTGGTAGAGATACAAAACAAAACTATGAGGCACTAATTAGAATTGCATTATGCTTTACTAAACAAGGTAATAGAATATTTACAATCAAAGGTTTTTTATTAAGAGCAATTACTTTAATACCCAATAGACCTGAAGCATATTATTTACTTGCACAAACATATCAAAACAATAGAGAGTGGCAAGAGGCATATACTACGGCAGTAATGGGATATACATTTGGATTAGATAATACTAAACCAATGACTGATTTAACTTACCCGGATAATTGGGTTTTTTCATTCCAAAAAGCAGTTAATGGTTGGCAGATAGGACTTTTTGATGAGAGTATACACATTTTGAGAGTATTAAATGACAATCCTACAATCAATGCTGAATATAAAAATATAATAAAAAATGATTTAGCACACTTAGGAAGCAATTGGAAAGAGCCGTCTATCTATACCGATGACGAATACAAATCATTACGATATAAGTTTAATGGTGCTGAACTGATTAAAAAGAATTACTCACAATCATATCAGGACTTATTTGTGTTAATGGCTACTAATGGTATGGAGTGTGGCAGTTGGATTGAAATAGGATGTGCTCACCCAACATACGGAAACAATACAAAACTATTAGAGGAATTGGGATGGGATGGTGTTAGCATTGACATAGACCCAAATGTTGTAGCTAATTGGAAAGATAGAATAACTAATCCTTATCAAATGGATGCAACTAAAATAGATTGGAATACTATGCCGATATGGGACTTAGGAGATATAACAGATTACTTGCAAATAGATGTAGACCCACCTGAAATTAGTTATGAGGTATTATTAAACATACCATTTTGGAAACAAAGGTTTAGAGTTATAACATTTGAGCATGACCATTACGCAGACAATTCTAAAACTATAAGGGAAAAGAGTAGGAAATACTTAAAGTCTTTTGGTTATGAATTGATTGTAAACGATGTTGCAGTTAATGATTATGATAGTTATGAGGATTGGTGGGTGCACCCTGACTTAGTTTCACCAAAAATAATGGAACTTTTAAGGTCAAATACTAAAATAAACCCCGCAAAACAATATATTTTTAACTACATTTGATTTTAGTATTGTTAAATAATAAAACTATACATTATGAATGCGAAAACCGTATTAAGTAAAATAGCTTCTATGATTTCTTTTAACGAAGTAGAAGTTGAATTTACAGATGCTAAAACAGCTGATGGAACTATATTACAATCTCCAACATTTGATGTCGGTGAGGATGTGGAAGTAGTTGCAGAGGATGGCACAAAATCAAAAGCTCCAAACGGAGAACACCAAATTAGTTTAAGAGATAGTGAGGGTAATGAAACTCTTATTAGAATTATAACTGAGGACGGTAAAATTGTTGAAAGAGAAAATGTTGAAATGGCAGAAGTATCAGTTGAGGTAGAACCAACTGAGGAGGAAGTAGTTTCAGAGGAAGCTCCAAAAGACGAAGTAGATATGGGTAAGAAAATGGATGAATTAACTTATCGTATTGAGGAGATGGAAAAGAAAATGATGGAGATGGAAAAAGCTAAACCAGAAGTTGAAAAGGAAATGGAAATGCAAGACGAGGAGTTACCAAAATTAGATGGTGCACCGATTGACGATGCAGTAAGATTTGCAGTAGAGACAAACAAAAAGAACTTTGGTCAAAAATCACAAAACATACAATCTAGTATATACGAAAAGTTATACAGATAAAAAATATTTATAAACTCATTTAACAAATTAAAAAAATGAACAATTTAACAAACAAAAGAATTCAGAAATTCGCTGAACCAACAATCACTTCAACTTACGCAGGTGAATTTGCAGGTCAGTATATTGCTGCTGCTTTATTATCTGCAAACACGCTAGATAAGAAGTTAGTAACAATCATGCCTAATGTGAAATACAAAGAGGTAATCCAAAAGGTAGCACAAGCAGGTATCGTGCAAGATGCAAGTTGTGATTTCGTAACTTCAGGTAGTGTAACTTTGACAGAACAAGTTATCACTCCAAAAGAATTACAAGTTAACCTTACTTTATGTAAGCAAAACTTCGTAGCATCATGGGAGGCATTACAATTAGGATATAGTGCTTTTGATACTATACCAAAGTCATTTAATGACTTCCTTATAGGCCAAATTTTATCCCAGGTTGCCGCTTCAACTGAAACTTCTATTTGGCAAGGGCCAGCAGTAGGTAATCCAACTCTTGAAGTTTCAACAAATGGTAATTTCGTAGGTTTCCAAGCTCGTTTATCAGGTAGTATTGCAGCAGGTGGTGCAACAGCAGTTTTACCAGCATTAACAGGGTCAGTTATTGACTCGGGTAGTGTAACTGCAGCAAATGTTATCAACAAAATTGGTAATGTTTACAACACAATTCCTAACACAGTTTATGGTAAAGAGGATTTAGTTATCTATGTTTCAACAAATGTAGCTAAAGCTTATCAAACTGCTTTAGGTGGTAACGCAAACCAATCAGGTTTCAATACGCAAATGAACGTGGGTGAAAAGCCTTTCAACTTCCAAGGAATTGAAATCGTAATGTGTCCTGGTATGAGTGACAACAAAATGGTTGCAGCTCAAAAGTCAAACTTATTTTTCGGAACTGGTTTATTATCAGATTATCAAGAAATTAAAGTTTTAGATATGAGTGATATTGACGGAAGCCAAAATTTCCGTTTAGTTGCAAGATATACTGCCGGAACTCAAATTGGTATCGGTCAAGACATTGTATACTACGGAGCATACTAAAAAATAATTAAGGGGTGAGGAGTATCGTAGAACAGAAACTCACCCTTTTTAATAACAAACAAATTAAACATAAAATATTATGGCATGCGATTTATCATTAGGGAGACAAGAAGTTTGTAAGGAAAGTATTGGTGGTTTACAAGGAGTTTACTTCTTTAACTACCCTTCTACCGGAACTGGGTCTTACACGCCTAACTTTACGCTTAATACAGATACTAATCAAGTTACTGCATTTCCGTCAGGAAGCACAGTATATTATTATTCTTTGAAAGGAACAAGTGCATATACGGAAACAGTTAACTCAAGTAGAGAGAATGGAACTACATTCTTTACACAAGAATTAACTCTTAACTTAAAGAAGTTAACACCGGAAATGACAGTTCAATTAAAAACACTTGCGTATGGTAGACCCGTTGCAATTGTTTGGACTAATAATGGTGATGCATTAGTAGCTGGTATTACTATGGGTTGTGATTTGACAGCAGGAACAATTCAAACAGGTGCAGGAATGGGAGACCTTTACGGTTATTCTATTACTTTAACTGGTATGGAAAAATTACCTGCAGCATTTATAACCGGGTCAACTCAGTTTAACCCATTCGGTGGAGCTGCATTGACAGTTAAACCAACAGTGGTTTCAGGTTCTGCGGCTTAATAACTGACAGACTTAAAATATATTGAAGCATATTCTTTGTAAAATAAAGGATATGCTTTTATTATGCCCCTACTTTAACCATATTTGATTTATTGTGTGTTAAATAATAGATAATACCAAACTAATACTAGATAATGCTTACATTCATATCAGGAAGTATCAACGGATATACAATAAGAACTGCAATTACTGCTTCAAATAGTTTTACTATGTCATTGCAAGATATGACAACACAGGCAAACTCAACGGCATCTCTGTCAGGAGTAACTTATAATGGGTATGAAAGTCTTTTATCTTTTACTGCAAGTATAAATAATACAAATGTTGCACAAGAGTTTAGAGCAACTTTATTAAATGGGACAACCGACATATGGCATGGTAGCATACAGGTGTTTATGTCTCAAAGTAATGCACCTCAGTATAAATCAATAAGTGCAAATCAGATACCATTAGATAAAAATGAGGTATCACATGTATCAACAAATCAATATGTAATTTTAGACTAATATATGAAACAAGAAACTAAATTCTCAGTAGTAAATTTGCAATCACAAGATATCCCAAGAATAATGGAGGACACAAGGACTAGATACTCTTGGGTGCCATTCGGTGTTTACGGACAAGATGATTTCTTTGGTGCAGTAACACTTGCACACAATACCTCAACAACCAATGCAGCATGTATAGAAGGTATTTCTGATTTAATTTATGGTAAGGGTTTATACTCAAAGACACCAGCATTTAATGAATTACTACAAAAGATTATACCACAAGAGGAAACTAAAAGAGTAGCATTTGACTTAAAATTATATGGTAATGCAGCATATCAAGTATATTGGAATGATGAGCATACTAAAATAGTTAAAATGTATCATGTACCTGTCCAATATTTAAGAGCAGAAAAGATATATAATAATCCAAAAATAGAAAACTATTATTATTGCACAGATTGGAATGACCAAAGAAGTGTGAAAAATAAAAAGAAAGTGCCTGCATTTGAAACTAGTAATGAGAAAATGGAAATACTTTATATTAAAAATTATTCTCCAAGTTTATATTATTATTCTTTACCTGATTGGGTATCTGCTTTACAATTTAGTTTTGTAGAAGCTGAGTTATCTAATCTACATATCAACAACATAGAAAATGGTTTCTTACCGGCAGTAATGTTAAACTTCAATACAGGAGTGCCAGCACCGGAGGAAAGACAAACGATAGAAGCATTGGTGCAAAATAAGTTTACAGGCACTAGAAACGCAGGTAGATTTATGTTATCCTTTAATGACGATGTTGCAAGTAAACCTACAATAGATGTAATCAATATTGAAAACTTACATGAAAAGTATGAGTATGTTGCAACTTACGCACAAGATAGAATATTAGTTGCACATAGAGTGACAAGTCCATTATTATTTGGTATTAGAACTGAAGCAAATGGTTTCTCCTCACAATCAGAGGAAATGAAAACAGCATTTAGTATTATGCAGACAATGACTATCTCTCCATTCCAAAATATAATCTTAAATTCATTAGATTATGCATTGACTTGTGGTGGATATAATAATATGGAATTATACTTTGAACAATTGACACCATTGGTAATCTTAGCAGAAACTGCTGAGGAAACTGATAAATCAATTGCACAAGTAGAGGACGAAACAAATGATAGTATGGAAAATCCTGCAACACAAGATAATCCAGGTGACCAAACTCCAAACGAACCTAATAAACCAACTAAGCCGGCAAAAGGGCCATATGAACCAATACCGCAAGTAAATCAAAGCTCTGCATTTTTCAAACAAGATTACGAAATATATAAAAAATAAAATATGTCATACGCATTATTCATAAATAGAAACGATATAATTAAGAACACACCACTTCAAGGTGCAATAGATGCAGATGCTCTTTTGCCGTTTATGAGAACTTCACAAGACAAATACTTAAAGAATTTATTAGGCACTGTTTTATTTGAATACTTACAGGCACAAATTACTGCAAACACAGTTAGTAGTTTATCAGTTTTTTATCAAGACTTATTAGATGACCACATTAAGAATACTTTAATATGGTATGGTTGTGTTGAATACATACCATTTTCGTCAATTCAGTTTAAGTCTAATGGAAGTGTTAAACAACAATCAGAGCAAGGCATTGCCCCCTCTAAATCGGAAATAGACTACCTTTTAGCTAAGGCTCAAGCAAACGCTGACTACTACGCTTTAAGATTACAAAACTATTTGGTTGCGTATTCTAATCAAATACCACAATACTTACAATCAGTTGGTAACATGACACAAATATATCCTGACCAAACAAATCAATATTTTGGTGGAATACAATTATAACCTATGAGCTATTTACAAAACAATGCTGCTGTCAATTATACTCTTTACTATAATGTAATTGAATATTTTAAGACTATAATGCAAAATCACCCAACGATACAATCTGTAACACAAGGTGATATAGCACAGATAGACGATGAACAATATCAACTTTATCCTTTGGGTAATGTAAATATATTGGCTGCTAACTTTAATAAAAATACAACTGACTATACAATTCAGTTAATAATTGCTGACAAGATAAAGAATAAAAATAACGAGTCGGTTGGTAGAACGAATGTATTGGATGTGCCTTTTTATAAAACAGATGACACAATTGATATATGGGCAAACACATTAGGAGTTGTAAATGACCTTACTGCATTCACACAATACTCAGTTGAAAGTTTTGATATCAATGAACAAATCCAAAACGAACCATTTGCAGAAAGATTTAATAATGGATTAGCAGGTTGGGTTTCAACATTTACACTTACTACACATAACGATAGACCTAGATGTTTATATAATTTATATCCGTCAGGGTCTGCCTACTAAACCTTTAATATGTCAAAGACAAATGTTGAAAAGGCATTAAAGAATGTTGCAAAAACAATAAAGACATTAACTATTGCAGCTGCACCATATAAAACAGGTAATCTTAGAAGGAAAATAAATACGGCTAACACTTATTCTAGTATGATTAAGTATAATGTGCCAAAATCAGGATATGATGCATTAGCAGCTAGACCTGCAACAGTCACAATAGATTATGCACCCGATGGTGCAGAGTATGGTGAGTTTTGGGACGAACCTGCAACGAATAAATCTAGAACAAAAAACAGACCAGAATTTGGATTTCCAACAAAAGCAAGTGAGAATATAAATGTAGATGCAGCAATTGCATTATATATTACTCAATTAGAAAATGATTTAGTTGAAGTATTAGAAAAGGAAATAGCTAAATTGTAATATACCCCCACTACTTTTTTATTTTTATTGGTTAAATAAGAAAGAATTATTAAATGTCATACTCATTTATACAAACACCGGCATCTATGTCATTGGCACAATCGCCAGTCATATTTTCGGTATCGTCCTCAACATTAGTAGGACAGGCCAATTTTCAATACATAGGTGAATTAACTATATGGACAGGTAGTGTAGCAGATAGTGGCAGTGGCAATACATGGACACTAGCAAAGTATCCGTCCTCACAAGGTTTAACAGGTATTTTTGATTTGAGTAGAATAATAAACTCAACTCAAACAGAATTGATACAACAAAATACCTCTCCGATTAAGTATTTTAGATTTGATAGTTATTATCGTTATCAATCAGGCTCCGTATTTTTTACAGGGTCTGTCATTTCGTCCTCAGTATTTCAAGCTGCAGATGGTTATGAAGTATTCCCTGAAACAATTGGAGCAGAGGTAAATACCTTAACTCCTATATGGCCTTTGATGAGTAGTGGGCCTACAACTCAATCTGTAATTATAGATAATATTGGAACTAGTGCTGTGTTTGTTGGTAATGTTGGACAAACTATACCTACAAGAATAGTTTATTCAGGCAGCACAGGTAATGGTGCATATGCACTAGCCTCCTCAACAGGTAATTCAAATACATTAGTTGCAACTTTTCCAAATGCTCCTGCACAATCAGGGTTTCCTTTATCTAGTATTGGTTTAAGTCAATATACTTTACAACCATATTCAGGTAGTGTTGCATTAGGTCAACCAATTTTGTATAATATTGTATGCCAACAAAAGTATCCAAACATTAGAATTAAGTGGAAAAATAGATTTGGTCAATTTGATTATCTAAATTTTGATATGGTAAATAGACAAAGCATGTCAACAAGTAAAAGAAGTTATCAACCACAAATTGGTAGTTTTACTCAAAGAACATTATCATATAACGAATACGATACTCAAACTCTAAATTATGTTGTAGATGCAAATCAAACTATAAGTTGTAATACGAATTGGTTAAGTGAGGATTACAATGATATTCTAAAACAATTATTAGTAAGTGATGAGATTTATTGGATGCAGTATAATACAAATGCTGTAAAACCTTTAACTATTGTTACCTCAAATATTCAATTCAAAACAGGCGTTGTAGATAAGTTGATACAATATCAATTTGATTTCCAATTCGGCCAGGGATACAAACTAATAATTTAATATATGTCTATAAATTCAACACAAGGTTTCAAATTCAAATTGATAGCTAGTGGTAGTTATGGTAGTCAACAATTAGACTTATTCAAAGATGAGGAAATTAAACTATCTGATAATATCACAGGCCTATTTGACTTAGGAACATTACCCTCTGACTTTACAAGAGCAATGACTTTACCAGGCTCCAAAACTAATAATAAGTTTTTTGAGTTTGTATATGATATATCAGTAGAAAACCCATATCTTTTTGCAACTAATGTAAAAGTAGAAGCATATTTAGATTTTGATGGAATATATCTTGCACAAGGATACATTCAATTAAATAAAGTAAACATTTTGCAAAATAAGTTTATAGATAGTTATGATGTAACACTATACGGAACTCTATCTAGCTTTGGTAGAAATATAAATACATTATTCCTTACTGATATAACCTCACTACAAAAATACAATCACACTGCATCTTACGATAACATTTCAGCAAGTTGGGGTGGTAATTTATTCAATGGTGATATAGTTTATCCACTTGCAGATTATGGTAGTGGATATGCATTTACCTCAGGACAATATGAATTGTTTGGTATGGATGACGAGAATGGTGCATTAAGTGTGCAAAATTTCAAACCTGCAATTAGAGTTAAACCTGTATTAGATGCAATCTTTGAGGATGCAGGATATACATACTCCTCTACATTTATGTCTCAAAGTTTTATAGATGATGTTTATATGATTTGTAATAACTCATTAAAATATCCTGAGTTTAGTGATGTTGATTTGGAAACATATGGTAAAATAAAAGTAGGTGCAATTAGTGGTAGTGGTATGACAGACATAACTCTTGCATCTGGTAGTTGGACAACTTTACCTTGGTTTAATGAATTATCTGACCCACAAAACTTTTATAACAATGGTGCATATACAGTAGAAAAAAGAACTAATCTAACAGGAGTATTAAATATAAATATAAATGTAAGTTGCTCTGTCAATAATATGCCAGGCACACTTTCTGCAAATGGAACATGGCAAATGCGTATGTTAGAAACAGGTAGTGCAACACCATACTCAACTCGTGCAATACAATCTTATATATTTTATTTTGACCAGTTGCAACAAAGTAGAGGTAGTTTTGGTATAAATCAAACTTTCGAGTTAGCAACAGAGTTTATTATGGATGATATACCAACGGGTAGTTATTATTTTCAGATTAGACAATCTCCAAATAATGCACCACCAACTATACAACCATTAGTTACATTAGACCCTAATGGAACAACTAAATCATTTTTACAAATTAAAGAAGTTAAACAGGCCGCAGATGGTAGAGTTATAGACATACCTTCTAATATGCCTTTTGGAACAGTTGGAATTAAACAACTTGATTTTATAATAGGTTTGCAAAAGAAATTTAATTTAGTAATTTATCCAAATAAAAATAAGTTGAATGAATTTATTATTGAAACATTTAATGATTGGTATAAAACAGGCCGAATAAAAGATTTTAATAAATACATAAATCTTAATGACAGAATAGAAGTTATACCTGCTAACAATCTTGCAGTAAATAAATTAAACTTTGGAGATACATTAGATACAGATTATATAAGTCAACAATTTAGTAAAGCTGCTAATAGAGAATATGGTAAACAATATTATGTAGATACTAATAACTTTTTTTCACAAGGAGAATTTAATGTTAAAACTACACTTGCATCTACACCATTGGTTAGAATTGCAGGCACTGGACAATCAGGTAGTATTGCAGGATTAACTCCAATAGTAACACAATACTATGCCGGCACTTATAGATTTACAGGTGCATCTGACTATACTACAGTATGTAGTAGTGGAACTGAAATTGATATGTATACAGCAGATGGTATGATTACACAAGGACAAATTGCATACTATGACCAATATGCTGGTGTCCCTATTAGAGGATATAGATACTTTACATATGGTGGTGGTAATGAGGTATACGAAATAAATAGAAATACAGGAGAAATAGGATACGGAATGGGATACTTCTGCTAAAATAAAAATAATATGAACCAAAGAATTCCAATATTTATACCCACTTTTATTAGTGACCAAACTTATAACCCAACAAGAGTTTTACCACATATCTATTTTTACAATGGTTTATTAGATTGTCAAAAATATTATATTGAAAGTGGTAGTTTGACTACTGCAGGTACGAGTATAGAACAAAATGCATTTCCGTATTTTGACAATTATAATGTAGTAACAGGTAGTTTTCCAACTATTGATAGTTTATCTCTTTTGTTTTATAATGAACAAGCTGCCTATGGAGAAACACCAACCGAAACTTTATATTCAACTTACTGGTCTCAATATGTTGATTTACTTTATAATCCAAGAACAAGATTATTAAATGCTTCGGCTATTATACCTCTTGCTGATTATTTCAAAATGGAGCTTAATGATATTTGTGAGTGGCGTGGCAATTACTATCATTTAAGAGCAATTAACGATTATAATTTATCTAATGGTGAATGTAGTATACAATTATTAGGGCCGGTGATTGGTGATGTTGTTGCAAATCAAATACCAACAATAGCTTGTAATTTTGATTATACATTATCTACTGCACCTCCTGATTATATTACAATAACATTAACAGATGATGGTGCCAATTCAGGACCTACATACGATGTTTATACTTCTCCGGATGGTGTAAACTTTACATTCTTACAAAATGTTACACTTAGTGATGTTGGAGATAGTGTTGTATTGTTATTCCCTGAAAGTGCTGTTGTATGTAAATTGGTAAATATAAACTCTAGTTGTAGTAATTCAGTAGTCCATGTAATACCAGGTAGTTTAGCAGGTGACTTTAGTTTTGATTTCTCCCAATTAGATTTCAATTAAAAGGTGTTAAATAGATAATATGATAAAAGGAATAATAGATTTACTAATGATTGATGAGCACTATGGTGTTTCTGAAAATGTTGAAATAGCTAAAGGAAAATACCAAGTTTCTTTTACATGGAAGGATGTTTGGTATAAAATAAAAAGACATTATTATGGCAAAGAAAGTTGAAGTTGAAATAGATGTTACAACCAATGTAGAACCCTCTATTGCACAACTTAAATTACTTAAAAAACAAATTAAAGAAACTGCTGCAGGGTCTGCTGAATTTGCTCTTTTACAACAACAAATAAATGATACAGAGGATGCAATTAAAGCTGCAAAAACTGGTGCAAGTAACTTTACTGAGGTATTAGGACAATTGCCAGGACCCATTGGTGAAATAGGTAATAAGGTAAGTGGTGCAGTTAATACATTAAAACAATTTGGTGCATTAAAACTGACTGACATTAAAGCAAGTTTTGTTGAATTAGGTAAAGATTTAGGAGATGCAGCAAAAGGATTAGGTAAACTTACAGGTATCACAAAAGCATACACTGCGTTAAATGGATTTTTAGCTAAATCATTTCAAGCAGTTGGAGTTGCAGAAGGTGCAGCAGCAACCGGTGCAAGAGCATTATCTGCTGCATTGATTGCAACAGGTATTGGTGCATTAGTTGTATTATTAGCAACTGCAGCATCTGCATTATATGAAATGGCAAGTGGTGAGAAAGAAGCAGCTGCAGCAGCAGATACATTAAATAAAGCATTAGAAACACAAAATGCATTATTAGAATTAAATGCAGCAGATACCAATAGGAGAAACAAAGTTGAATTGGCTAGATTAAAAGCACAAGGTGCAAGTGCACAAACAATTAGAGAAACTCAATTTAGACAGGCTAAAGAAACATACGAAACTGCATATAAAGATGAGCAAGAAGCAATAAAGATATACAATGCTAATTTAAGTAAAGCAGATGCAGAAGGGTTAAAGAAATTAGAGGATAACTTAACCAAAAAACAACAGGCAACTAAAGATGCATATGCAACTGCACAAGAGGTAGGATTAAACAATAAAGCAGAGGAACTTAAAGAGGAGGAAACTAAGAATAAAGAATTGACAGGTAAGAGTAAAGCTTTATCTGATAAGAAAATTGCTGAGAAACAAAGAGAATTAGACGAACTTAAAAAATTAAGAGAGAGTGATTTAGCAGAAATTAGAAAAGGTGAGGAGGAAGCATTCAAAGCAACTTTAACTGAAAGAGAAAGAACTGAATATGAGGTAAATCAAAAGTATGCTTCATTGATTGCAACTGCTACAAAGTATAATCAAGATACTACAATATTAGAAACAGGTCTACAAGCAGAACTTAAAACGATGAGAGAAAAGTTTGCTGTTGAAGATGCTGATAAGAAAAAAGAATTGGACGATAAGGAAACCGAAAGACTTAAAAAGAAAGGTGAGGAGGAAAGAGGTATTATATTATTGGGATTACAATCAAAATTAGAAGCATTAGATGCTGAAAATAAAAAGATTGATGGTGATTTTGAAGCTGACTTACAAAGGTTTGCATTACAAAAAGATATACTTAAAGAGCAAGAGACAACTGAATTACAAAATACTGAACTTAATGAATTTGAAAAAACGCAAATAAGAAAGAAGTATGCAGATGCTAGAATGGATGTAACCAACCAAGAGATTGCAACTGAGAAAGCAGCAGCAGAAGCTAAACAGGCAATCAATATGGCCTATTTAGGTTTGTTTCAACAATTCGGAAATACATTATCACAATTAGCAGGAAAGAATAAAGCATTAGCAATTGCAGGTGTTATAATATCACAAGCAGCTGCTATTGGACAGATTGTAGCACAAACAGGAATAGCAAATGCAAAAGCATTAGCAGCATCTCCATTAACAGGTGGAATGCCGTGGGTGGCTATAAACACAATATCAGCAGGTTTAAGTATTGCATCAACCGTTGCGTCAGCAGCCAAATCAATACAACAAATAAATCAAGCAGCAGCTGCGGGTGGTGCAACCGGTGGAGGTGGTGGTGGGTCAGCACCTGCAGTCCCAGCATATACAGGTGGGCCAACTGCAATGCAGACACCACAAATACAAGGAACACAAGCTGCTACACCTGGAAGTCAAATTGCAGAAACATTAGGTGCTGCAAGTGGTAAACCAATTAAAGCATATGTTGTAAGTGGTGAGATTTCTAGTCAACAAGCAATGGATAGAAAATCTAATAGAGCTGCAACATTTGGTGGAGGATAATAATAATAAAAAAAATAAGATATGTTAAAGAAAGATATGGACGAGGAAATATTTGAATTGATGTTAGTTGATGACGAGGACGGAGTTTTCGCAAATTCATTTGTGCATTCAGGTGCAATTGAAAAAGACTTTGTATTCTTTGGAAAAGAGGAAATGTTTTTTAAGTCAGTAAATGACGAAAAAAGATTAGTTGCCGGCCCGTTATTAGTGCCAAACAAAAAGATATTAAGAGTAGATGGTGAGGGTAAAAGATATTTTGTATATTTCACTCCTGAAACAATTGAAAAGATTGCAAGAAAGTTTATGAAGGATGGTAATGGACATGAGGTGACACTTGAACATGGCAATAAAAAAGTAAATGATATTTACCTAACAGAAAGTTGGATAGTTGCACAATCAGCAAAAGACAAAAGTAATCTATATAATTTTACACTACCGATAGGAACTTGGTTTGGAGTATATAAAGTTGAAAATGATGAGGTGTGGGAAAAAGTAAAAGACGGAACATTTAGAGGATATAGTATAGAAGGTTTGTTTGAGCATCGTAAATCAGATATAAAACTTGCATTAGAAAAAGGAATAGATGAATTAACAGAGGACGAAGCAAAAGAAATCCTAAAAACTATTCACTCTATGTTAATGCCTGGTGTTGAATTAGAAGGAGAACCAACTATAACTAGCACATATCCAGGAGAGATTGCAAGCGGTAGTATATCACCTGCAAAAATATAATATGACACCAAATCTAGTATATAGTAAAATTGAAAAGTTTGCAGGTAAGTTAATTACTTTTGCAGAGTTTTATGATATGATGAAAGAAAGTAGGAGGTCAAATCCTATTTACATTTATTGGAGTAAATTAGACGGAGATAGAGCAGATAGAGAAATGTATTGGGGAAAGTATACAGGCAATGCAGTATATGATTATCAAGCTGATGGTTATATGGTATTAAGAAGTAAGACAGACGGAAACGAATGGAGAACAGTTGTATTAGATACGGTAGATAGATGTATATACAAAGACAAAATATATAGAGTAAGATAAAATTAAACTATGCCAATACCTAAACCACAAGGAGGAGAACAAGAGGACAAGTATATCAGTAGATGTATAAGTGAAATAGCAAATGAATATGATGTAGAAGGTCAAGCTTATGCAGTATGTAAAAGCACATACGATAAAGATAAGATGTCAAAGATAACCGATACTACAAGTAAGGTAATGGCAAGAATTACATACAATGAAAAGTTTAGAGGTATAAACTTAAAAGATGCAAACGACCCATGCACCGAAGGTTATGAGCAATATGGAATGAAAGATATGGATGGTAGAGAAGTCCCTAACTGCATTCCAATTCAAGAACCAAAATAAAATAAAATGATGCACTTATTCCGAAAGGAAAAATTCAATTCAACTCTTTATGATATGGAGTTGAAAATAGAGGCACAACAAAAACAAATAAGTGAACTAAGAGAATTAGTTTTACAATTATCAAAAGACATAAACTCACTACAAATAGAAGTGAATTATTTATCAAACAATAAATACAAAGGATTATAATGGCAAAGGGAATGAATGTGCAAGTAAAAGTGCTAAAGACTAAAAAGAAAGGTAAGGCTAAAAAAGGTAGTGGCCCAAAGGATAAACCAACTAAAAAATATGTTGGACAAGGTAAGTAGTCAAAATCCCCACAAAATAGGTTATAACCTAAATACAGAGACTTTATTTGTAAAGTAAGGATAATATACCAAAAGTAACTAAACCCTCAGGAATGGGGGTTTTTTAATGCACTTACTTTTTGGCAATATCAATATTTATTTGTATATTGTAGTATATGAAATTTTGGGATAGTGAAATAATAGAAAAGGATTTTAACTTTAATAAGAATAAGGAATTACTTATTCAAAACTTAAATGAATTAAGT